AGTGTCAACTCATTAGCTGGTGGTGCTAGCACAGCATTAGTACCAGCAGGTGGCGGTGGTGCAGTTGCGCCAGCAGGTGGCATTGCAACACCTATGAATCCTTTTGATAGTATGATGATGGTTTTAAGTGATATTAGAGATGGCATATATTCATTAGTAGATAAATTTAGTGAAAGTGTATCAATACAACAAGACGCAAGGTCAGACGCTGCTATGGCTCAAGACTTATCACAAGTAGCAGACACAGGCGAAGGCGCTTCAGATGAATCACCAGACGCCTCACCTAAAAAGAGTTTCTTTCAAAAAGCAAAAGACAAAATGAAAAATCTTATGGGTGCAGGTGGTCTAAAAGGAATGTTAATCAAAGGTGGACTAATTTTTGGTTTATTAGGCATTGCTAAGTTATTGCAAAAGTATGGTAAAGAGATTGCAGAGAAAGTGGCACCAATAGTGGATGGTATAAAAGCTTTTTTTAGTGCATTTACAGATGACATAGGACCACTATTTGATAAGGCAGTTGCAATGGTAAAAGACGCCATTGGTGGTTTATTAGATATATTTAAAGGTCTATTTACAGGTGACGCAAGTACATTTTTAAGTGGTGTAAAAAAGATATTTGTAGATTTTCCTATTAAGTTAGTATCATATATTGGTGACGCATTTTTTAGTTTAATTGAAAACGCATTAGCAGCTTTTGGTATAGAGTCAGAAATGGTAACTGATATTAAAATGTTTTTTAGA